ATGATACTTCTGCGTGCAGTTCCGCCAGAGCTTGTCCACGGTGTCGCTTCGGGCCTCTACAAGGTTACAGGGTCTGTCGTCCGTGACGTCGCTTCCGGACGCGGCGTCGGATTTCTGCAAGAAACTGGAATGCTACAAACCATTCTCAGCAGCGTCATGAACAGTGGCGGCAACCCCGTCGTTGGGTTTGCGAATCTTGGGCTTGGGGCCGCCAGTGTCATCCAGAACCAGCAGATCAAATCGCGATTGGCCGAGATTCAATCCTCTCTGGTCATGCTGCAAAACCTACAACTAGGGACACTCGCGGTTGCCGGCCTTGGGCTGGGGGTATCTGTGGTCGGTTTTTCCATCATGCTGAAACGGCTGAAGGGGATTGAGGCTCATCTCGGAACCATCGAAGCCAAGATCGCCAATGTCACCTCGGATCGCCGCGCCGATGATGTGCGCATGATCTTCGCCGACGTTGGCACACAGCTGGATACGGTAGACACGCTGTCCGCTCGTTCAAACAAGGTGAGCAGCGCTGAGGCTGCTGAACAAACACTTGCAATATCGGCAGGTCGGCTTGAGGTCCATTTCCAGCAGAAGTCGGACTCCATGCAAAAGGGGGCCATAACAGCTGCAGATTTGGATTTGCTTTGGTCATTGGCTGCTGCGATCAGGCTTTGCCATGAGGCCGGATTGCGCGCCCTCTTTACGATCGACGAGTTGGAAGCGGCAAAGCAGCTGGCCGAGAGGCGCGCGCAACGTTTCCTCGACCTAAGCCAGTCGCTTACTCCTGACGCTCTCGCGCGGCTCTGTAGCCAAGGCGCTCCGGACACCATTTCCTACGCTGAGGCGCGACGTCTGGCGCTGCCGCAGGCGGAAGTGTTGGTGCAGGGCTTGCGCGACAGCGTTGCAGCAATCAGCTCGCAATCAGAACTGGCCCAGAACCTAATCAAAAATCAGATTCCCGGCCCTGCCTACCTGAAAGATCTTGAAAGCGAAAAGGAGGAGCCTCTCCTCATACTTCCAGCTTAAGGGCATTCGCCGCAGAAAGTGCGGAGAATAAGGCCGATATTCTCCGCAACAGCGAGCCACACACTCCCGCTTCGCCCACTCGTAGAAGGCGATCCTTCGATCTGGCCTCGGTTGGGCCGCTGTGGCAGCATCGCATGATGATCGAGTTCCGCCCTCTTTCAGACGACCATCCCGACCTCGCGCATTCGCCCATGCTGCGTGCAGCCTTGCTGACCCTTCGCTATGCGCAGGAGCATGGTGCCATCGGTCTGACCCAGACCAAGGCCTTCAAGCGCGTCTTCGTGCATTGGGCGGTCGAGAATTTTGCATGGCCTGGCAAGGGCGCGGAGGAAATGTTCCGCTACAGCAAGGTCATCAACGAATTCGAGTTCCCGCCGCTCGAAGTCCTGCATTACCTGCTGATCACCCTCCGCCTGGGGCGGCATTTCAAGGGTGAATTCCGGCTGACCAAACGCGGAGCTGAAATCGCCCATGCCCCGGCGCAGCTGTTTGCCGAACTGATCCCCTTCTTCGTGCTCAAGATCGACCACGCGTCCTATGCCCGGTTCGATGATCGCCCTTTCGGCAAATGGGATGTCTGGATGAATGTGATCAATGTCGAGGCGAACCAGGGTATCACCGAGCGAAAGCTCTTCGCCGCCTTCTATGGCGAGGAGCAGGATTGGGATACAGCCGGTTGGCGCGAGATGGCCGCATTCTCAGCTTGCGTGCTGCGTCCGCTCGAATGGGCCGGATTGATCGTCGAGACGCCGGATGAACAGGACGGCAAAAAGGTGCATCACGTCACCAAGACGCCCTTGTGGCGTAGCGCGCTGAAACTCGACACGGACCAGCTGCTGACACCCGCACTTGTCAACTGACAGGTGCACAATTGTGCCCATCGCCGCAGGGGACAGATGCCGCTTAGCTGTGCCACCATTCCGGCGCAGCGAATCCCTGCCGCTCCTTGAAACCGTGAACCTGTGATCCGGGCCGGGCGATGCGCCACGGTCGAGGCGTTCGGCGCTTCCTGTTGATGTCGCCCGGCTCGGACTTCACACGCGTTGGTTTTCCACGAGACCGGATCAGAAGTCCGTCTCGACGTAGACCCCAGCGCAGTCGTAAGCGACGGCGGCGGCCGTGGCGCCGGTGTTCAGGAACAGCCGCGGCGACAGGAACTGCGTGGCGGCGGGCAGGTCGGCGGCGATTTCCTGTTCGAAGACGGCGCCAGTGACCTCGTTCACGGCTCGGGCCCACACCGACGAACCGTTCGGCGGCGCGGCTATGAACAGGGTCAGCACCCCGCCGGTGGCAATGGCAAAGCTCGCGCCCATGTCGGTGAGCGTTGGTGCGCCGGTGCCGTCGTTCGCGACCAGCTGCCAGTTGGCATGGGTGCCGCGCTGGAAACCGATGCCGATGCAGTTGATGGCTGCGGCCAGCGTCAGGGTGGTGGCCAGCGCAGCGGTGGAGCCATAGAGGCCGAAGAACCCCATGCCGGTCGCCTGCAGGGTTGTGAGCGAAATCCGCGTCACGAAGGTCCAGCCGCCGAGGCCCGCCGCATTGCCGCGCCAGCAGGCCCAGCCTGCGGATCGCTGGTCGGCCACCGAGTCCACGACGGCCGCAGAGGTCAGGCGCCAGCGCCGCATTGAGGCGGCGAGGTTTGTTGCAGCCAGAGTGGGGTGCGAGACGGTGCCGACCGAGGTGATCGGCATGCCTTCGGTGGTGATCGTGGTCGTGACCGATGGCGACCAGTTGGCGATCCGGTTCACCCCGAAGTGCGGCTGCAGGGGGAAGTCCCGGCCCGAAGGACGCATCACGTCGATCCACGGCGCCCCGGCGCGATTGCGGGCATAGACCGATGCCTTGCCCGCGGGCGGCGGGGATGGCGCGGCCACCAGCCCCGGCAGGACCGTCGGCTGCGGCAATTCCAACTGGCCGCTGGTACGGTCGATCCTCATGGCATCGAAGAAGGCCGACCCGTCCGGACTGACCTTGAAGCTAAAGTCATCGTTACCGAGGAGGCCGATCAGCGCGCGGGCGGAGAAGCCGGTTTTGAAGGCAAAGGCGGCGTCGTTCCCGGCCGCGGCCTTGTTGACCGTTGCCTCGATCCCGGCGCCCCCGTTGTTCAGGAGGACGGCTGGGGTGTTCACCGACAGCCGGTTGTAGCTGTCGGCAGAGGCCCCGCCGAGGCCCAGCAGCTGCGCCGTCAGGGTGGCCTGCGGCATGCCGACCTGCGTGACCGCATTGGCGAAGGTGACGGTGGGCGTGTGGATGACGGTCGTGCCGCCCGCGCCAGCCGTCGCAGAGCCGATATTGACGACAGTCGTTGATCCGGAAGCGCCGCCGGTGCCGAGGTTGACGGTCTTGGTGACGCCGGTCGTCGTGACGCCGGTGCCAATCCCGTAGGTGGCGGTCGTCGTCGCCGTGCCGATCGAGGCGCTGGCGGCCGAAACGGTCACGGTCCCGGACGCCGTCAGCGTCCCCGAGAAGGTCTTGTTGCCGGTGAAGGTCTGCGTGCCTGCAAGGATTGCCAGTTCGGAGGAGGTGTTCGGCAGCGTGAAGCTGCAGGTGGTCCCTGCGCTGATCCCCGCCAGCGAGAAGGTTGCCTTCTTCGTCGGGTCCGCATCGTTCACGAGGCTGAACACGGCGTCCGAGACGTCGCGGGGCTCGCCCACGACCTCCCAGGCGCTGCCGGTCCAGACGAGGAACAGGCCCTCGGCTGCGACCCACACCATCCAGCCGGTGCGCGGGACGAGGCGGATCCATGCGCCATCGACCCAGAAGGCGATGTTCAGGTCCCACCCAGCCCAGAGGCCAGTGGCGCCCGAAGCGACCAGATGGCGGTTGCCGTCTGCCGGGCTGGCGGGTGGCGTAATGCGCGTCCGGTCAAGGACCGAGAGTTGGACCATGGCGTCGAGCAGGCGCATCGCCTCGTTGTGGGTGACATGCTTCTGCGCTTGGGCCGCCAGGAGGTAGGGCAAGCCCAGATGGGTGGAGGTGTCGGACATGGCGGTTCCCGTGGGTTGGGATTAGAATTGCAGCGTGACGGTCGCGGGCGTGCCGCGCCCGAGGCGGTTCGAAAGCTGGTAGATGCGGATCGCCAGCGTCTGGGCGGGGCCGAACGGGGCACCCCAATCAGTGGTCTGCTGGGCGGCGGTGTAGAGGACGGAGGTCGTTGTGCTGGTCAGCGTGCGCTTGACCGAAGCACCATCGAGGATCTGGACGTCATACCCCTCGACATCTTCGGCCAGCGGCACTTCGACCTGTTCCCAGGCATCGGCGACCAGCGCGCGGGACCGGCGCGTCCAGCGGATGGTCAGATCGCCCGGGCTGCGTGCCGTTCGCCACGGCTGTTCGACATGGACCGGCGCGAAGGGAAGAAGGCCCCGGCCGGTCGGGGTGAAGCCCACTGCGGCATAGCTCTCGTCGGTGACAGCGCGCGCGGCCGGGCCCACGCGCCAGTTCCACGGCAAGCCAAGGTCAGCCTCGGCGATGGGCAGCGCCGAAAGCGCGGCGTCCAGCACCACGACCCGCGCGCCAGCCGGAGCCGGGTTGCCCATGGCATGTTCCGTTCCGCGCTGGCCGCGCAGGAGGCGGGTCAGGCGATAGCGGCCCGGGGCGATCAGTTCGGCCGCACCAGCCTGGACGATCTCCCATTGGCCAGCGGCGCTTTCGACCGCCAGCGCATTCGCCCCGCCAAAGAGCGCGACGTCCGTCACGCTCTCGAGCGTCCCCGTCAGGAGATCGACCACCAGCGCATTGCCCAGATCGAAGCGGGAGGTCGGCCCCGGAAAGAGGTCAAAGGCCAGCGTGCCGATCCGGGCCCGACTGCCAAAGGTCGTCTGCAGATTGAACCCATCCGTCGAGGCGCTGCGGAAGACCGCAATCTCGCCCGGCCAGGGGCTGGCATGGGCGGCGATCAAGGGGCGATGTGCGGGAAGGTCTTCGCTGATCTGCGGCAGGTCCAGCATCACCACCTCCGGCGTGCCAAAGACGACGGGGCTGGCAAGCGAGGCAGGGCGGGGATCGCCGGGTGGCAGATCGTAGGCGGCACGGTCCTGGCGGACGGCCTCGATGCCCCGCACCTCGGCATCGGCGACGGACACCAGCCTGAATTCCACTTGGCGGCCATCATGGGCGAGCCGGATCACGTCGGCGGGGTCGAGAGCGAGCCGCGAGGGAGGCAGGCGGAAGGTGGCGCTTTCCCGGCCGATCCAGGCTTCCATCAGCGCGCGGCGGCAGCGGCGTTCTGCCTCCTCGGGCGGGATTGCCATGGGGAAGGACTCGGACGCGATGCGGGTCGTGTCGACCGTGATGCGACGGGCCTCGACGATGGCTGCGTCGTAGTTCTCATCCGCCCGCGCGATCTGCCACTTCAGCGCCTGCGGCAGTTCGGTCTCCTGGCCGCGGGTCAGCTCGAAGGCCTCGCCCTCGCGGCTTGCGACCAGATCATCTACCGTAAGGGTGAGGCTCGATGCCCGCCCGCGCATGACAAAGCGGATCAAGCCTTCGGTCTCGATGGCGTCGAAGCCGAAGTGGCGGGCCAGCGTGGAAATCGACGCGCGGGGGCTTTCCAGCGCTCCGATCACATAGCCCTCGACCGCACCCCAGAGACCCGAGACGTCGATCAGGCTTTCTGCCAGCCCAGCGCGCAGGCAGAGGTTGCGCACGAGAGCGGCGAGCGAGACCGCACCCAGCCGCCCCGTCAGCCAGTGGCCGAGCCGCCAGTTCGGGCCGTCCGTCCAGACCCCGGTAAGCTCGGGGAAGAACGGATAGGGACGCGCATCCCAGGTCCAGGCGGCGCATTCCGGGACATACACCATCCGGCCGCCATAGACGGAGGAGGTCGGGTTGTTTACCGCCTGACCCCACCAGAGATAGCTGGCTTCCAGATAGGCGCGCTGGATGGCATCGTCGCGCCAGCCGCGGGAGAAGTAGGGCGTAAAGCTCTCCGACGACTTCGGGTCGAAGAAGACATTCGGCTGGTTTGTGCCCCGGTCGATGGCCGGGCACCCCAGTTCGGTGAACCAGACTGGCTTCGACTGCGGCACCCATGCCGTGGGCGTGCCGCTCTCCCCCCCACCCGGCCGGTTGAAATGCAGGTTCGACCACCAGGCGCGCAGATCCTTGTAACGGAAGACCCATGGCTTGCCTGCGGCGCCATCAGAGATCGGGGTGCGGATCTGGGCCGACCGGTCGGCGGCGCTGGCATAGAACCAGTCGAAACCTTCGCCGCCCGCGATGTTGGCCTGCAGGTAGGCCCGGTCATGGATGGCGGGCCAGCCTTCGAGAGCATCGGCATGGTCGAAACCGTCGCGCCAGTCGGAGAGCGGCATGTAGTTGTCGATGCCGATGAAATCGATGTTGGCATCCGACCAGAGCGGGTCGAGGTGGAAATAGACATCGCCGCTGCCGTCGCCGGGCTGGTGACCGAAATATTCCGACCAGTCGGAGGCGTAACCGACCTTGGTGCCCGTCCCGAGGATGGCCTTCACATCGGCTGCCAGCGCCTTGAAGGCGGTGACGGCCGGATAGGTACTGGCGCTCGAGCGGATGGTGCTCAGGCCGCGCATCTCCGAGCCGATCAGGAAGGCATCGACTCCGCCCGCGACGGCGCAGAGATGGGCGTAGTGCAAAATCATCCGGCGCAGGCCCCAGTCGCTGGAGGGGCCGGTCCAGCTGACCGTGTCGCCCGACACGGCGAACTGCGCAGGGGTGGCCGCGCCGAAGAAGCTGGAGACCTGCGTTGTGGCGGCGGCGGTCTTGTCGGCCGTTCCGGCATAGCCCGCAGCCGGGGAACAGGTGATCCGACCGCGCCAAGGGAAGGAAGGCTGGCCAGGCGTCGCGGCATTCGCGCTGTAGGGGTTCGGCAGGGTGTTCCCGGGCGGCACATCCATCAGGAGGAAGGGATAAAACGTCACCCGCAGCCCGCGTGCCTTCATCTCGCGAATGGCCTGAACCACCGCGAAATCCGCAGGCGTGCCACCATAGTTCGGCCGATCCTCGGCATCACGGCTGACCAAATGGGCGGCGGCCCGTGCCACGCCATTGACCGTCCAGAACTTGGGGCTGGTGACCTTGGTCGCCACCTCCACACCCGGCTTGATCGTGCAGTTGCCCGCGCGCAGGTCGTTGCCAAACCAGGCGACGACGAGGCTGACGCTCTCGACGGCCGGGGCCATGGCTTGCAGGCGGTCGAGGGCCACGACGATGTCGGCCTCATCGTGCAGTGCGTTCAGGTTCTCGGCCGAGGTCGTGCCGCCGGTGGTCTGGCCGAAGACGGTAGTCGTCGCACCCACCGTCTTGCGCACGGCCTCGGTCGCATAGGTGAATTCGCCTGAGGCGGGAATCATGGTGACCGCCTTCGCCAACCCCTCGGCGGTGCCGGGATCCGCAAGCGGCCGGAATACCTCGAAGCTGAGCTGCGGCAGGCGGTTGCCGTAGGCGGCAAGCTGCAGTTCCTCGAAGATGACGTAGGCCGTGCCGCGATAGGCGGGGGTGTTGGCCGCGCCCATCTTGGCCGTGATGAACGGGTCGGCCGTCTGGGTCTCGTTGCCGGGATACCAGCGCCACGTGATCCCCGTCATGTCCAGCGGCTTGCCGTCGGCCCAGATGCGGCCGATGCCGGTGATCGGGCCCTCGCAAAGCGCTACGGCGAAACTGGAGTAGTACAGATACTCGGTCGTCTGGACCTTGCCGCCGCCACCGCCCTTGCCGCCACCTTGGGTGGTGGTCTTTGTCTCCTCGCGGAAGTCGGTCGCCCAGATGATATTGCCGCCGATACGCATGCGGCCGTAGAGGCGCGGAATGATCGCCCCTTCGGTCGCGGACGTGATGCGTAGGGAATCCAGCCGCTGGCCCTCGATCTTCTGTGCGGGCGCCAGCGAGGACACGATCCAGCTGTCCACGACCGAACCGATGGTCGAGCCGATGAAACCGCCGATGGCGGCACCAGAGAAACCAAGGATAGCGCCGCCAAAGGCCCCGCCGATGGCGGAACCGACGGCGCCAAGGACGAGCGTGGCCATGGGAAAATCTCAGCGTGCGGGGAAGAGGAAAGCGAAGGCGATGCGGCGTCGCCATGTGGGCGTCAGCGGTTCTTCGATCACACCGAGGCGTTCATAAGCGTGAAGGAAGGTGTCGGGGCCGGTGAGGATCCCGACATGCTTGGCGATGGCGCGGGGCAACATCCGGAACAGGATCAGTGCACCGGGCACGGCCTCGGATGGATCAAGTTCCTGCATCATCCGTCGCGCCCCTTCGGCCAGCACCTCGCGCGGGCCGTTTTCGCCCCAATCCCGGCTGTAGGGCGGGATCGGGAATGGCTCGGGCCCTACGACTTCGCGCCAGATGCCGCGCGCAAGGCCGAGGCAGTCGCAGCCGACCCCGCGCAAGCTGGCCTGGTCGTGATAGGGTGTGCCAAGCCACGACCGCGCGACGGCGATGACGCGGGAGGGATCGGCGGTCTTCACAGCACCGCCCCCTCGTGCCCGCCATCCTTGGTGGCATAGCGCAGCACGGCATCCTGGCCGGGGATATGCGGGAAGCCCCGGAAGTTGGAGGTGTTGGCGAACTTCGCGCTACAGGTGGCGATCCGCTTGTCGCAGCCCGCCCGGACCACGAAGTCATCCGTTGCCGTGATCGGGCGTACCGGCGCTTCCAGCAGGGTCAGGATGGCAATGCCGTCGACGAGGTCATGCGACAGCACCTCGACCCGCCGCCCAGTATTCGCGCCGGTCGACCATTCGACCAGCCCGAAGGCAAACCAGCCCGCCGCGAAGGCGCCGAGGCCAGAGGCCGTGAATGCCCGGTCCCGCGGCACATCAATGACAGCGCCGCTGCCTTTGAAGGCCGGGGCCTCGAGGTTCACTCCGCAGCGCGCATCGCCCAGCGCGGCGTCGCAACTCGCCTGAAACGTCCGCCCCACCGTCTGGCCAAGGATGTGCGCCAGCGACCGGACCTCGGCGACGAAAGCCAGCCGCCCGCGCCGGATCTGGCCGATGGCCCCGCGGCGCAGGAGCACGCGCTGCGCCGGTGCCGACCAGTTTACCCGCCAGACCTCAACCGCCGCATTGTCCCATCGGCCGTCGAGGATGTCGGTCTCGGTAATCCGGTCGGACGACAGCACGCCTTGCGCGTCCTGCGCGTCCACCGACAGATCGGATCCCGACCGGACCTCGGAGGCGGTCAGCCCACTTTCCGGTTCAAACTCGGTCCCGTCGAATGACAGGGTCCGGTCATGGTCCGTGAAGCCGAAGGTCACGCCGTCAGCGCGCGTGATCTGCCAGCACCAGGCAAGCGTGGTCGTGCCCTCGTCGAGATGGGTTTGCAGCGCGGACGGGAGGGATTTCACTTCCGCCCCCAGCCGCGCAGCAGGGCCACGGACGCCAGGAGCGAAGACACGGCGCCTCCGGTCGCGCCGGTCAGGGCATAGAGATTGAAGGGGCGAATATCGAGCGTGCCGGTAGCCAGGTCGAAATCCGCGAGCCCCGCCACGGCGAGGCCGGAGGCGGCAAGGCAGGCCAGATAGACGAGGCCACGTGCAAGGGTCCAGTTCATGGTCATGCTCCGATCAGGGTCTTGAGGAAGGCGAAAATGCGGGTGGTCAGGCTCGGCGCCGCCTGCACGGGCGCGGTGTCGGTGTCGGTGTCGGTGTCGGTGGCGGTCGTGGAAGGGGCAGGTGAGATGAGGATCGACTGTGAATTGAGGGGCGGGCGCAGCAGTGCCAGCGCCTCGGCCTCGATCAGCCGCCGGATCGGCCGCGAGAAATCGACCCGGCCGTTGCGGTCGACGGCCCAGACAGGGATGGTGCCGGTCGGATAGCGGCCCTTGGCGAAGAGATCGCGCTCGGCCTCGCGGCGGGACCGGATGGTCGCGGGCTTGAGCCAGCCCATGAAGGCCGCTGCGGCCGCGGCACGATTGCCTGCGTTCACGTGGCGCGTCAGCGCGGCCTTGGCGATGCCGCCGGTGTTGTAGTGGAAACTGACCAGTGCATCGAACTCGTGGGGTTCCAGCGGCACCTTCACGGCGCGCAGTACCTCGGCCTCGTAAGTGGCGAGATCGGCGCGGAAGATGCGAAAGGCCTCGCGGATCCCGGTATCGAGATCGCCGGGCATCCCGCGCGGCATCCGCGCCGGATCGGGCGGACCGGCGGCGGCCGTATGGCCAATACCGAAGGTCCAGACGTCCTTAACGTCGAGATAGGGACCAGGCACGATACCCTCGTGCCGGATCAGGGCCAGAAGCCCCCGATCAGAGGTTTGCATGGGTTTACCCGAGGGTTGAGAGGAAAAGGATAAGAACGGCGACCGCGAGGCCGATGCGCAGCCGGTGGGAAAAGGCCTGACCGGGGTCGGCGGAATCGCAGCGCAGCGAACGGGCAAGGCGAAGGATCTCATGCATCGGCGTCATCCTTCCCGGCGCGGCGGAGCCTCGCGAGGATCAGTTCGATGAAGGCCGCCCCGAAGACGCCGACCAGGTAGGCGGCCGAGCCGACCGCCCCGCCCGCGGCGACGGCGCCATCGGGTAGGCCGAGCCAGCCCGCCACGATCACGATGGAAAAGCTGCCCATCCCGGCGGCGATCAACCCGCCGAGCAGGACATGGCGCAGGGCTTCGCGCAGCGCCATTCGGGTGGTCAGGGCATTGGTCGCACCGCCCAGCGCGCCCCAGAAGGCCAGCATCAACGCCGTCGAGGCGGCGATCTCGCGCCAAAGGTGGGACCAGAAGGATTCGTCGTTCATGTGCGGATTTCCACGAGGGGGATCGAGGTGATCGACCCGAGGCGTTCTAGGTCGAGGGTGACGTCGAGGGCGTCGGTGTCGAAGCGGACGGGGGCGTCGAATTCGAAGCCCGCGGTGATGGCCACGCCTGCCGCGGGGGCGGTGGTGAAGGTGATAAGGCCGGTGGTCGTGGAAACCGACCAGCCGGAGGCTTGCGTCGTGCCGTTAAGGGCGATGGTCACGGTTCCCGCGACGGGCTTGGTGATCGCCCGCGTCCAGGACTGCGCGCCCGAGGTGTAGCGTTTGGCCAGCTGAAAGGTGTTTGTGCTTCCGTTGCCGGTTCCGATCGGCTGATCGGTCGGGCCGGGCGTTTGCGATGGCAGGCAGGACTTGAAGTCTGCCCAGTCCCTGAAGCGGAAGCCGTGGAGGCGGCCATTCCTCGCCTCGAAGAAGGCGACGACGGCCGCCAGATCGTCGGCGCGGCGGATGCCGTAGGCGACGTCATAGCGGCGGCGGGAGTTGGCCCAGCTGGCGTTGCGCTCCTCGGCCCCGCTCGCCAGTTCGACGATCTGGGTGCGCCGTTCGGGACCGCCGCGCGCGCCACGGCTGATGTTGTCCGGAAACCGGACTTCGTGAAACGCCATCACATCCCCCTACGGCCCAGCGACACGGCGCGGGCGATGTCGCTGGCGACCTGCGTGCGGGATTGTCGGAAGCTCTCGGCGTCGCGGGCGTTGATCGTGACGTTGACGGTCGAGGCGCCCGACTGGTCGTAGCCTGCCGCCTGGCGCCGGGAGAGTACCCGCTCGCCGCGTTGCAGGATCGCGGGCACCTCGTCGGGGCGCAGCCCGGCCCAGCCCCCGTAGTGCATGCGCGGCGCGCCCGCGAAGGCCAAGGCGTTGACCATCCGGCCGGGGCCAGGGGCACCAACCGTCCCGCCCGCATGCAGGATGTTCGCGAAAATCCCACTCGCGCCGCCCAGCGCGCCGGAAAGGGCATTGGCGATGGGGCCGAGGATGAAGCGACGAGCCGCGAGCTTGGCCAGATCGGCGATCATCGACGTGACCAGATCGCGGAAATCGAGCTTGCCGGTCTTCACGAAGTCGCCGATGGCGTTCTCGGCCGAGGTGAACGCGCCCACGAGCGCGCTGCCGATATCCCCGCCGATGTCGCGCGCCTTGGCGGCGTAGTCGGCGAGCGCGGCGGTGACGGCCTGCCAGCCGGTGAGGGCCGTGTCCGCGCCCTCGGCCGCAGCCGCCCCGGCGTCGCGCGCGGCACCGCCCGCACCGTCAGCGGCGGTGGCCGTGCCGTTCAACCCGGAAGTCAGGGCATCGGCAGAAGCGGCTGCATCCGCCAGCGCGGTTTCGGCCTCGGTGCCGGTGCCGGTCACCGCATCCTTCAGCGCCTGCCAACTGGCCAGTGGCCGACCGGCGGCGTCGGCGAGCATCCCGGCCGCCTCGCGATAGCCGTCGGCCCGGGCGCGGGCGTCATCGGCCATGGCACCGAGGCCAAGATCAGGCGGTTCCAGGTAGGTGCGAGCCAGCGCGGCGGAAAAGGCGTCCGCCGCCGCAGCGCCCGCAGCCGTCGCGGCACCCTCGAAGGGATTGCCGATGCGCCCCAGCTCTACTGGGTCGAGAACGCCGATCCTCACGCCGCCTTCGCCGGTGGCCCATTCGGGCAGCAACGCCAGCGCCGCGTTCAGGGTCTCGATGAAGCTGTTGATCCGGGTGACGACACCGTTGAGCATCGCCTCGACACCCGAGATCAGCCCGTTTGCCGCTTGGAAGGCGAAGTCGCCGATGGCGCCCGGCAGACTGCCCCAGATAGCGACGGCCGCGTCATAGGCGCCCTGGAAGATCGCTGCCGTCCTGTCGCCGAATCTGACGACACCCGCGATGGTGCCTTCCAGCGCCGAGAGCCCGGCGGCCTTCAGCCCCTCCCATCCGGCGGCCATGCGAGCAAGCGCCGCGTCCAGCGACAGGCCAATACGAGACCAGACCTCGCGGGCCAGATCGCCCAGAAGCCGGAAGGCCTCGCCCACGCCACCGACCCGGGCGACAAGCTGCGAGAACTGATAGACCAGCTCGCCCGCTCCGACGATCAGCGCGCCGATGCCGGTGCGGATGAGGGCGCCGCGCAGGAACAGGAGCGCCGTCGCTAGGCCGCGCACGGAGAGGGCCGCGGCGGCAAGCCCAGCAACCCAGCGCCCGGCCATGACAGCGGCGAAGGTCGCGGCATAGGAGGCGAGACGGCCGAGGTTGCCGATCAGTGTGTCGATGGCAGACCGCAGGATGCCGCCGTCGGAGGCGAGCGCCACGAAGGCATTCGCCAGCGCCTCGATGGTCGGGGCGACAGCGACGGCGATGCGGTTGCGCAGGCCGTCGAACACGAGAGATACGGTGCCCAGCGCAAGTTGGGTGCGGCGCAGGGCTTCCAGCGCATCACTGTCCAGAACCGCGCCAAGGTCGGAGGCCTGGTCGCCCAGACGGGCCATCTCGGCCCCGCCGTTCCGCAGGAGCGGCAGCAGACGCGTGGCGTCCGAGGCCATGGCCTCGAGATAGAAGGTCATCTCCTGCTGGTTGAGACCGGCGCGTTCCAACGTGTCGACGTAGAGCTGGAGGGCTTCGGGGCCGGAGAGGCGGGCGAATTGGTCAGCGGTGACGCCTACCCTAGGGGCGACACTCTCGAAGAAATCCGCCATCGGCCCGCCACCGGTCTGCAGGAAATCCCCGACCCGGTCGTTCACGTCCTTCAGGATGTCAGCAAGCTTCTCCTGCTCGATCCCAACCGTCCGCGACCCCGCCGACCAGCGCTGCAGGGCCTCGGGCGTCGCATTGGCGACCTGCGCGAACTGCCGGATCTGCGCGGCGCTCTCGGCCGTCGAACGAACGATCAGGCCTAGCGATGCTGTCGCCGCCGCGGCAGCGGCCCCGAGGGCAAGACCGGCACGGCGCGCAAAGGCCGCAAGCCGCGTGTTCGCCAGTTCCATCTCGCGGCTGAGCCGACCGAAGCCACGGGCTCCGGCTTCGCCGACACCCTCCAGCTCGGCGCGCACGCGGCGTCCGCCCTCCGCCACGAGGCGGACGGAGACCTTCTTCTCAGCCATTCCGGCGTCCTTCCATCTGCTCGTTGAGTTTGCGCACCATCACCGCCTCGATCTCGGGCAGCAGTTCGGCGGCGATCAGGGGGGTGAGCCCCAGCGCCTCGGCCAGTGACAGCGCGGCGCCCATGTCCCATCCGATGACGGCGCCCGGCGCGATGCGCAGCTGGCCGCCAAGACGCTGGGTCAGGTCCCAGACCTGCCAGCCCTCGACGGTTTGCGGCCGGTTCAGTCTTGCGGGGCAGTCCGGGCAGGGGCCAGAGCAGGCCGCGCAGTAGCCGTCGCCCCCGCCGAAGGACCAGTCGGCGAGGGCGCGGAGGCGTTTTTTTCCTGATCCAGCAACAGGCCGCGGGCGACGTATTGCGCCTGGAAGGCCTCGAAGACCGGCCAGATTTCGAGAAGGGCGTCGATCCCGGCCGGGCTGACCGGCACGAGGTTGCCCGCATCGTCGCCGACCCCTTCCCATTCCAGCACCGCGCGGCGCGCGACAGCCTTGGCCATGGCCAGCGCCATGTCCTCCTGGCTGGAGCTTTCCGAGAGGCCGTCGATCATGGGGTCGGCGCGGGCGGAGACCATCAGCGCGGTGGTCAGGGGCGCCACAAGGACGCGCAGGCCGGGCAGCAGATCCAGCCATTCGGGCCGGTTCGACAGGTTCAGTCGGATCATGATCAGTATCCCGTGACGGTGTTGACGAGGACGGCGGTGCACATGCGGGCGGGGCTGGTGGCCTTCGCTGCCTGCCAGTCGAAGGTGGCCTGGATGCCCTGGGGTCCGGGGATTTCGATCCGCGGGACGGGCAGGTAGACGGCGTGGGCGGTGAAGGTGAGACTGGCGTTCGCCCCGAGGCTGTAGGCGAATTCCAACTCGCAGGGCGTGCCGTCGATGGCCTGGGTGACGAGGGCGCTATCGGCAAAACGGACCTCGATCCGGCCGGTCAGCGCGGCCATTCCGGGATCTGCACCCTCGATCTTGCCGTCGTTGCGGATAGTCTCGATCCGGTCGAGGCCGTTTGCATAGCTGATCTCGGCCGAGACGACGTTGCCCAGCGCCGTGCCATTGCGCTTCACGACCCCGTTGAAATGGCCGAAGCGTTGCAGGCCCAGTGCGGTCGGCGTGCCTGCGGCCGTGGCGGCAGCGATGGTCTCGCCCTGCGCAATCAGGCGGGCAGTGGCGGTCAGGAGGCCCGACCGGTTCATCTGCCAGCTGAGCTGGTCCATCACGCAGCCCGCATACATCGCAAACCTGGGCACCTCGGGCATGGCCACCTCGATGGCCATCGAGGGGAGGCTCCAGTTCCCCGACTGGAAGGTGTGGGTCTTGGGCGTGGTCCCCGTCGTAGTCGGGGCGCCGAAGACGGCTTTCAGCCAGAAGCCGAAGTTCTCGACGTCGATCGGCACGACGACATCGCCGTCGGCGGTGACCGCGTCCTTGATCGGGGCCAGCGGGTCGCGCCCCTGGCCCAGAAGCTCCGAGGCGATCAGCGGCTGTTCTGATCCGAGCGTGGTGCTTGCGAAGGGCATCAGCCGATAGCCACTGGCGGGCGGGGTGCCATAAACTGTCTCGAACGCAAGCGCCATCTGCGCCCGCGCGCCGTGAGCGCGTGCCATGGGGGTCTCCTTGGATGTGGGGTGTCAGGCCAGAGGGCCGGTGGTGGTGTAGTGCAGAACGACGGTGATCACCGCCGCCATAAGGGCCGCGGCCCCCTCGACGGGCAGGTCGACCGATGCCGGGGCCTCCGGTTCGACCCAGTCGCAAAGGCCGCCGAGCATCTGGTCGGCTTCCAGCGCCGCGCCTATGGCGGCGATCAGATCGTCGAAGGCGCTGGCCCGGCCGGTGCCTGCCTGGACGACGACCTCCAGCTCAGCCCGGTGCTGATAGTGGTAGCGTAGCGGTGACAGCGTCACCTCGGGCTCGCCCGGTTGGCCATCGCGCAGGATGATCAGCCCTGCCGCGGGGATCCGCTCGGGTAGGACCTCATCACGCAGGGTGAGGGCGGCAAGTGGCTGCAGCCGCGCGAGCAGTGCGGCGAGGACGGTTTCGCGGGTGGTGGGCATCTTTGGTCTGTTCCAACGGAAAGAGCCGATTGCCCCGATGCTCCCGAAGTACGGGGCAGCGCGCGTTTCTCGGCGTGAATACCAGACAGTCAAATCTGGTTGAGCTTGCTGCTTTTCATCGGGATTTCGAACATGGCGCCGCCTCCGACCAGATCGGCTTGCGTTTCTATGGTTTCCCATAGCGCCATCAGGCGTTCCATCTGCTTGGTCAGTTTGGCCTTTTGTAGCCCTGGGGCGAGAAAGAACCCTACCAGCTTCGAGCTCTTGAACGCTTGCTGTTCAGCCTTGTTCTTCGCAATCCGCCGGTCCCCTGAGATGATGACCCAATGGCCTTCGGCGTTTAAGGCCCCGATCCACTCGGTATCCTTGACCGCGGGGCCGAACTTTTCTCTCAGATGTACGACTTCGTGTTTTCCAGCGAAAAGGGCTGCGAGCGATTTCGCCATGACCATAGGAAGGTTTTCATCGACCATCACCTTCAAGCGGCCATCAGCTCCTCATGGAATTTGACCGCATCCTGGACCACCGACTTCTCAACTTCGTACATCGCCGACACACGAGAGACGGAGCCTTCCGCTTTGACGGATTCCGCGAGGACAATCGTTGGGACACCGGATGCCGACGCAACTGGCTGGCCAAAGGATCTTGTGGGGTCGACGACAATGCTGTCCTTACCCCGATAAGGCCTCCACCGCGTTACGATGTCACCTTCCAGGTCCAGATCCTTGAAGCTCTGCTCGACAACCTGCTTGAAGACATACTGCTTGGCCTTCAGATCAAGCAACTTTGGCTCAGCCGAGGCATCAAGGCTCTCGAGGAAGATCGTGCGCCCATCGGTCCGGAAACGACCAGATGAAAAGGGGCGATCCGTTTGTATGCACTGCCGAGCATATTCAAGGCAGTTCCGAACAGCCTTCAGCCCAATCCCATTGTCAAGGAAAGCCCGTACGAAACGAAGTTCGATGAGGTCGCGAAAGCTCAGTTCGATTTCATCGTCAATTTTGGGGATGTCTGGTTTCCAGAGCGGTGCAACGTGCTGGATTTCGTCGTTTCTCTTGTAGTCATAGCCATCGAGCCACCTCCGCAGTGTCCGCGGTGGTGCCTTCAGGAGCTGCGCTGCATCGGCCAAAGAGTACAGGCCGACCCCAACGAACTCGTGTATGGGCGTGTGTCGGTTCATCGTTTCAGGTTGTAGCGACGCTGCCGCGGGAAGCAACAGGAATGCTTGGGCAAGGCGATGCTGAGGAGGCGTTGCGATGGATTACCTCCCGATCAGGTCACTGTGTGCTCAGCGACTGGCCCCAAACCACCCCGCCACGATCCGCCCCGGTACGGCGTCGATGGCCCGCTCGGCATCCCGCGCCAGATCGAGCCGCTTGCGCAGCTTGACCTGCGGCACCAGCAGGAAGATCGGCACAGTGGTCAGCCCGCGACCGGTCTTCGATCTTGACGCCACTGCGCGTCCCTTGCTGTTGAGCCGCCCCTCGGCCACCAGCAGGCTAGGGCCCCGGCGCCGGTAGATGAACCGCAGGCGTAGGCCGGTGCGGCGCTCCCATTCGCCCGGGGTGATCCGTCCGCCGCGCGTGGATTTGCCTGCGGCCGGGGTGGGGATGGCCAGCCAGAACCCGTCGCGCGACCGGATCATCGGCCCCGTGTCATGCGCGCCGACGATCACCGGGGCGTTGGACCAGACCAGCGCCGCCGCGTTCAGGCTCTCGCCGCCCTTGGGATAGGTGGCCAGCCGGATCGAGTTGCCGAGCCGGGTGCCGAGGCCCGCGCCGGTGATCTGGCCGCGCCAAGCGGATTTGAGGCCCGCTCCCGCCTCGCGCATGGCGGTGGTGACGGCCTTTTCACCGGCAGCGATTTCCGCCTGCATCAGGGCGGCGAGGTCGGGGCTGATTTCCAGCTTCAGCTTCATGCGGGCCTCAGATCGAGGGTCCAGATCAGCCGTTCGCGATCACGCAGCGGTTCTCCCTGGATGACATGGCTGTCCGCGCCGATGACGATCACGTCGCCCGGGCGCGGGGCGGGCAGGTCGGCCACGCGCACATCGACCACCGTCGTGTCGCTGACGAACCGGCCCGCCCCGAAGTCGGTCACGCGATCCGGGGCGCGGCGGATGATGCGGATCGGGCGTTCCTCGGACGTGGTGGCCGAGATCCAGAGGGCGGGAGCCGCCATGGAGGCATGGGTGAAGATGCGATCCATGGCGGCGGCGAAGACGGACATGACAGATCAGTTCGAGCTGTGGATCCGGACGGCCAGCCGCGGCCGCTTGTTCACCGGCAGGATCGAGGCCTCGGTCATCACGTCGATCCAGCGCCCCTTCTCGTCGAGATGCTGGCGGGCGTAGAGCGGCAGGCCGATGGTGTTGGCGGTTTCCAAGAGGTTCGCCGGGCCGCCGTAGGTCGTGAAGGTGTCCATCGTGCCGAGCGGGAAAGCGATCCCCTCATTCGCCGGGACCAGCCGTTCGGTGGCCTTGGTCGAGAGGGTGACGGTGCCGGAGTATTCCTCGAACAGGATGCCGCCGAAGGGGAAGTTGCGGCGGACGTCCTCGCGCAGGGGCTGGGCGCCGGTCGAGGCGTAGAACTTGTAGGCTTCCTCGGTCTTGGGGTGGGCGATCAGCTTGTCGAAGAATTCGCGGCTGACCAGCGCATGGACGCTGGTCATGGCCTCGCCCAAGAGGTTGTCCTCAATGGCGCGAAGCACCTCGCGAACCTTGCCCTGAACGTTCGTGCTCGCGGTGCCGAGGACGAAGTCGACCGAGATCTGCGCCAGGCCAAATTCGGTAAAGTAGTTGTAGAGGGTGGTCCCCGCCCCGTCCTTCACGATGCCGCGCAGCGCGTTCATCTCCATGTATTCGCGGGTCTGGGCATGCTTGCGGCGCATCAGCAGAAGCTTGCGGTTCATCACCTCGACGAGGGGATCGGCCGCGTCGAAGGCGCCCAGCGCGGGGGCGCCTTGGATGTCGGCAGGCAGGACCACGTCGTCATGCGGGATCCACGGCAGGGCGAAGCTGCGCATGGACCGGCCCTCGCGGGTGCCAACGGTGGCGGGGCCACCGAGGGGGACAGAGGGCAGAAGGCTCAGGACGCCTTCGTACTGTTCGATGATGACCGAGCGCTGGCTGACGCCTTCGAAGCGGAAGAGGCCGATCTGGGCGAGGCGCGTGTAGAGGTTGGGCAGGATGTTGATGGCCTGCGTCATCTCGGCCAGCGAATAGCCGCCAGCGTCGAAGGGATTGCGGACGAGGGTCATTGGGGTGCTCCGGGGGAATGAGGGTGATCAGACGCCGTCGCGGGCGATGATGCCGACGGCGGCCAGCTGGGTGAGTTTCGCGGCGATCTTGGTGCCGTCATCGACCGTCGCGCCGTAGGCTAGAGCCGCGCGCGACACGATCGAGGGGCCGCGGACCAGCACGATGCCGGTGGCATCGGCCAGTGTGGCGTCGACGGCATAGAGCAGGACGGCCGTGGCGACCTGCGATCCGTCGGCCCCGGTCGCGGGCGACAGGGTGTACTTGCCGCTCGCCGTAATTTTCCCGAGCACCGAGCCGACGGGATAGGGCATGCCAGCGAGCAGCGTCACCACCTCGCGGCTGTAGTTCGGGTTGACCTCATATTTGAGGATGTCGCCCATGCTGGGCGGTTCCGTCAGGACGGGCATAGTTCAGTCTCCAGGATGTTGGGGGATGGGGGCGCCCAGTGCGGGAAGAATTGTCAGCGCGAGGCGGCGGCCGATTTCTTCGCGGCCGCGACGATGGGGCTTTCTTTCGCGCCCGCGGCCGGGTCGGTGGCGATGATGCCCGCAGCATCGCTACGGGCTGCGAGATCGGCGAGCACCTTGGCGCGCAGCGCCTCAGGCTTAACTCCCTTGGCGACGGCATCGGCGGCATCGATCTGAATTCCGAGCCGGGCTGCCTGCGCGCAGACCTGAGCGACCTCGGACGCCTCGGCGCGGATGGCTTCGGGCGACATCGCGGCCGCCGCCGTTTGCGGCGGTGCGACTGGCGCTGTCGGGGCCGGTTCCTGCGGGGTGCTGGCAGCAGGCGCGACCGGAGGCTGCGCATGGTCTTCGGGGGCGGTGGTCATCATCGGGCCCTTTCCCTTGGGGTTGGATTTGAGGGTGGTTGTGCCGCGGGGTGCGGCGGCGAAAGCGCGGAAGGCGGTGACCGGATCGGCCACCTCATCGGCAAGACCGGCGAAGACCGCCGCCTCGCCGCGGAACACAGCGGCCTCGGTGCCCAGCGCGCGTTGAGTATCCAGGCGCCGTCCGCGCCCTTCGGCGACGGTTTCGGCGAAGAGCTGGCGGAGGTCTTCCAACTCGCCTGCGATCCGGGCGCGGACGACTTCGGGCAGGGGCTGATATGGGTTCGCATCTACCTTGCGAGCCCCGGCATGGATCAGTGTCACGGCGATGCCCTTCTGGTCGAGCGCCCCGCTCATGTCGCTGTGCATGGCGACGACGCCGATGCTGCCGACAGCGCCGGTGCGGGGCAGGATGACCCGGTCGGCCTGGGAGGCCAGCGCATAGGCGGCCGAGAGGGCGTGATCGGCGACGAAAGCCTGCACGGGTTTGACCTGACGCACGGCCCGGATGCGGTCGGCGAGGTCGAAGGCACCCGCCACTTCGCCACCGAAGCTGTCGATGTCGAGGGCGATGCCCCGGATCGCCGGATCGGCAACGGCCGCCTGCAGCTGCGCCGCGATCCCCTCATAGGAGGTCAGCCCTGAGGACTGCCCGATCCAGGCGCCGCGATGCACCAGCGTGCCCGCGATCTCGATGACCGCGATCCCGTCGACGACCGCGAAGGGCTGGCTTCCGTTCCGCGCCTGGCGGTTGGTCAGGTCGTCGCCGAAGAGCGACGCCCGGGGGGGCAGGCTGGCGGTGGCCTGATCCTCTGGATCCACAGCCATACCCTCGACAGCGATTTCCCGACCTACGATCCGTGGGCCGAGCCCGGTCAGGAAGGCCAGCGCCTTGGCGGGATCGACCATCAGGGGCGTGTTGAAGACGCGCTGGGCGATCTGGGTGTGGTGCATCATCCCTCCTCCACGGGCCGGGATTCCCGGTCCTCGCCGTCGTCTGTGTTTTCGCCGCTGTCGGGCTGGTTGCCCTCGGACTTGCCCGAAGCCGCCCCACCACCCGCCGCCTGCGCCGGTGATCCCGGCCGCCGGAAGTCGAGCCCCAGTTCCGCTTCGCGTTTGCGTTCGGCCGCGATTTCGCGGTCGACCTGTTCTGCGTCGTAGCCGCGTTCGGCGATGGCCTGCGTGCGGGACTTCAGCCCCGCCTCGATCTGCAGGATCTCGGCCGCGGCATCCTTAGCTGGGTCGATCCAGTCCCATTTCGTGGGGAGCCAGTCGCAGGCGAGGTACGCGCGCCGTTCGGTGGCATAGCTCGGCAGATCGATGGCGCCCGCCAGCTCGGCCGTGTCCATCCAGCGCGTCCAGACGGCACGGCAGAGCTGATAGACCATGACCGAATGCTGGAAGGCCGAGATGCGGCGGCGGAAGTCGACGAGCGCGATCCGCGTGTTCGAGAAATTGCCCTTGGCCGTGTCGCCCGTGAGATAGCCATAGGGCACGCCCAGCGCCGCGCCGATCTGGAGGAGAGTCCGGTACTGGAACGGCTCATAGGTGGACCCGGAATCCGGGGTGGATGGCGTGGTGACATCCTCACCGGGATCGAGGCGCACCACCTGGCCGGGTTCAACCTCGAGATCGTCCTCGGCCGGATCGAGCGCCGTTTCTGGCGCAGGCGACGTGATGAACATCGCAAACATCGCCGCGGTCTTCTTCCGCTCCAGTTCCGCATCGTCATAGAGATCGAGGGTGAAGAGCTTCACAACGGCCGCGGCGAAGCGCGACACGCCGCGCAACTGGCCCGCCTCGACGGGGTCGAGGATGTGAATGACCTCGGATGCCGGAACGCGCACCGTCTCGCCCGCCAGCCCCGGATCGGTCAGGTCGCCCGGATGGCGGCGCAGGAAGTGGTAGGCCACCCGCCGCCCGATGCCGTCGAATTCGATGCCCTGCCGGATCGATCCCGCACCGGGCAGGACGCGGGTCATGTCCTGGGGCAGCATTTCCGAGGGCAGCATCTGCAGCTGCATTGGCACGGTCAGCCCGTCCTCGGGCCGTCGTGCGCGGATGCGCAGGAAGACCTCTCCCGCCAGAAAGACCTCTCGCGCGGCCCGACGCTGCAGGCCGAAGAAGTCGGTCAGCCCCTCGGCATCCGCCTCGTCGGTCCAGGCGAGCCAGAGCCTCTGCAGTTCCTCCTTCTTTGCGGCCTCAGTTATCTTCGACGAGGGCTTGATCCCGTCACCGACGACATGGTTGGCAAAGGCATCGACCGCGTTCGCGGCATATCCGTTGTTGCGTACGAGCCAGCGCGCCCGGGCGGTGATGGTCTCGCCCGAAGCCGCGATCAGCGTGTTCACATGCGCGCGTGTCGCGCGGAACCCGCGCATGCGGCGATGGGACTGTGCGGCGTCGAAGCCACCGATGATCGAGCCAAGCCGCGCGCGGAAAGCGTCGAACACCATGGTCAAAGCCCCTTGGTCGCGACGGTGCCCCACCGACGGCGCCGGGCAGACGTGCCGCTGGCCGCTCCGATCCGCCCCTCCAGATCCCGGATGGCCGCCGCCAGTTCGGCGTCCGTGCCATAGGTCACGGTCTTGCCGTCATAGCTGACGCTGCGCAGCCCGGCGAAGCGGGCTTCCTGCAGCGCGGTCAGCAGGGCCTGCATGCGTTCCAGGTCCATCAGTCCCTCATGAAGTTCGGGGTGTAGGCCCGCCGTTTCCGACGTGGCGTGGTCAGCGTTCCGGCCTTCGGTGCGGCCGATGCTGCCATTTCCGTTGCCGCGGGCACGGCGGCGGGCATGCGCGTTTCGACGCCTGCCTGTGCTTCGAGCCGCCGCCAGGTGGCCTCGTCCCAGCGGTCGGCGCCGAGGATCCATGCCGCGGCACGGGCATAGACCCGGCAGTCCAGCGCCTCGTTCCGCTCGCGCATCTTCTGCCATTCCTGATGGGCATAGCCGCGCTTGTTGCGGATCGTGACCAGCTGTTCCGCCACCAGCTGCTTCAGCCATTCGGTGTCGGCCCAGCCTGGGATGTGCACGGTCCCAGACGCATCGAGAATGCCCAGCGCGCGATCCTCGTCACTCGGCCGTTCAATCCGCAGGAAGCGGTAGGTCTCTGCCTTGAACGTCGCCGTGGCCACCGACCAGAGCCGGGCCCCGCGGCGCAGGCGGCGGCCAGCCACGGTCGCATCGACATAGGTCGGGCCGGAGACCGGCGCCGACCGGTTGAAGCCCTCAAGGCCCTTCAGCGGCGCGACTTGCTCAAACCCGACCTTGCGCGACCAGCCATAGACGGCCGCCGCTTCGTAGCCGGTGTCGATGCCGAGCCGTGCCACGGTCATGAAGGCGCCGTTGGCGTGCTGCCAGCTCTGTCCCAACACAGCCGTCAGCTTGTCCCATGCCGCCGGATCGTCAGGCCCGCCGGGAATGACGATATGATCGACAAGCCAGCTTTCGAGGCCCCGACCCCAAGCCCAGATGTCGACCTCGATCCGGTCCCTCTGGACGTCGGCTCCAGCGGTCAGGAACAGCCCCGCCATGGGGACCGTGCCCGTCTTCCAAGCCTCCCGCCGATCCGCCAGCCGTTGCCATTCCGGCGCGTCGCCCGACTCGACCCATGTCTCGCCGAGAAGCGTGTTGCGCGCGGCGCGCAGCGTTTCGTCCGAGCCTTGCGCCGCCAGCCATTCCCGCGCGACATCGGACCAGCTTTTCCACCCCAAGGGCGAATAGAGCGCCGAGAGGTGGAAACCGATGGCCTTCGGATCCCTGGACACCGCAGTCGCCCGCCATTCCCCCTTGGCCAGCATCTCGGTCTTGTGGTGCTCGGCAATGGGCCGTTCGCAGCCCTCGCAGTGATAGGCCGCCGTTTCCGGCTTCCCCTTTGCCCAGCGCAGGCGGTCGAACTGCAGCCACTGCATCGCCCCGCAATGCGGGCAGGGCACGAAGTACCGCCTCTGATCCGATGCTTCGAATTCCCGCTCGATCCGGGACAGCCCCCGGATCGTCGGCGTTGAGACCATGAACACCTTGCGCCGATGCGAGAAGGTCGTCGTCCGCGCCTCGGCCAGCGTGACCGGATCGCCTTCCTCGTCGGCCGAGGCCGGATAGGCGTCGACCTCGTCGAGAAAGACATAGCGCGCGGGCATCGACCGCAGGCCAGTGGCGGAGTTCGCGCCGGTCAGCACCAGGATGCCGCCGGGGAATTCCTTCGACAGCATCGAGTTGCCCGCATCGCGGGATCGGGCCGGGTTCACCCGTTCCCGCAGGGCCGGGCTGTCCGCGATCAGGGGATCAAGACGGCCCCGCGAGGTGCGCTTCGCCAATTCCAGGCTCGGCAGCACCGCCAGCATCGGCCCCGGCGCGTGATGGATGACGAAGCCGATCCAGTTGTTGCCCGCTTCCGTGGCCCCGACCTGCGCCGCCTTCATGAAGGTGATGCGCTGGGCCGGATGGCTGGGCGAGAGCGCATCCATGATCTCGCGCAGATAGGGCGCGCGGGCGGTGCGATACCGCCCCGGCTCCGCCGCGCCGCGCGAGGACAGCCAGCGATGCTGATCCGCCCATTCCGACACCGTCAGGTTCGGGTCGGGGCGCATCCCCTGCCGCCAGACCCGCAGAAGATCCTCGGCGCCGTCGAAGCCGAGGTCGAGACCCTCGGTCAGATCGTTGCGGTCGTCCTCATCATGCAAGCGAGACCCTGAGGTCGGCGAGGGCGTCGAGCTGTTCGCGGACATGGGCTTCCAGCACCCTCTGCATGATCGCCGTCTCGATCGTCACCGATGCCCCGGATTGCCGTTCCACCTCCGCCATGATCTGTGCCGCCATCAGCGCGGCCACCCGTCCGGGCCAGGTCACCCAGACATCCCGTTCCTGCCGCGCCAGGCGGAAGACGAGGGTCTCCGCCCGTGCACGGTCGACCAGCGCGCCCTTCTTCTTCTGGACCGCCAGCTGCCGTTCCTGCGCCGCATAGACCGTCAGCGCCGTGCGCGCCTTGATATACGAAGTCGTGTCTCCGGGGCCGCTGGCCAGCCCATCGCCACCAAATGACCGGCGTTGCTGGTCGGGGTCCGTCATCTCCGCCCGCCGCACATCCGAGGCGGCGGCGTTGATCGACCCGTCGTCATGGACAACCAACCGCCCGTTCTTGCGCGCCTTCTGCACCCCGCCGCGGGACAGGCCGGAATGGGCCGCATACTCGCGTTCGCTCATACCCTTCATGGCGCTGTGATGCCTGTCAATATATTGAAAATAAGCAGAAAAAGATAATCATTGCCGTTGATTATCTCCCCCTCTGGAGCGATTCTGCGATCAGGAACTCACCCCTGGATCGGAGACCAGACCATGACCACAACTGCCAAACCCGCCCCCAACGCGCCCGAGGCGCTGATGCTCGACATCGCGAAGCGCCACTTCTTCGTCGAGACGCTGGACACCCGGAACAGCGACGGGCTGGATTTCCACGATGTTGCCGTCTGGTCGATCCGCGCCGCACTGATTGAGGCCTATGCCGCGGGTCTCGCCGCAGCACGGCGCTGAGGAGGCCGCTGACATGACCATGGCCATCACCACAATCCGCATCGACTACTCCACCCTTCCCGAGGGCTTCGACCTGAGCCGCCCGGACGCCATCGCCGAAGTCATCGAGCAGGCGCTGCGCGAGAGCGGGATCCCGGCCGAGGCGTCCGACGTCCTGTCGCACCTGAAGATCGAACTGCCGACCGCCCAGCTGGGTGCCGTCAGCCGCGCGCTGGCCGAGATGCGCCTGATCTGACCGGAGTGATCAGAACGCACTGATATTGCTCCGATTTGCCTACGATCATTCGCCCGACAGAGCGATGGTGTTGGCACCAGAACGATGCAACTCACCGAAGGATGCCCCGCCATGACCATCCGCCGCGCCGCCTCGAACGACAAGGCCCTCGACGCCTTCATCGCCGCCAAGGCCGAGATCGACACGATGCTGGAGCGCCTGAAGGCCCTCAGCGACGACCATTTCGAATTCGATCCAGACGCCATCAATTGGGGCGCCGTCGGATCGCTCAACAGCGTTGCTGCTGATCTGCGCAAGATCACGGACTTCCTCTTTGGCGAGGGCGAACACGCCGCCTGACGCGCCCACACGGCGCGACGGCTGCCCCGTCAGCACGACGGGGCTTGCCTCCGTAGAAGGCGCGCACACCGCGCGCCCACAGCCACGGAGGCCCCGATGACCACCCCGTCCGACACCCAGTCCTTGATCCTGTCCCGCGCCGCGACCCGGCCCGGCAATCTCGCCCTGCCACTGCCCGAGGGGCTGGTAGGCGCCGCCGCCAAGATGGTCGTCGGCAAGATGATCACCCGCGGCTGGCTCGAGGAGGTCGAGGCCAACCTGCGCCGCCATGAGCCGATGTGGCGCGAGACCGGTGACGGCCACGGCACCACGCTGATCGCGACCGAGGCCGGGCTGGAGGCCATCGGGATCGAGCCGGTGGTGGCCACCGCTGTCGCCAGCGCGCGGAAGGCGAAGCCGAAGCAAGAGGCAGAGCGCACGCCCGACGACACCGACAACGCGACGCCCGTCGCCATCCGCGCTGGCACCAAGCAGGCCCAGATCATCGCCATGCTGCAGCGCCCCGAGGGCGCGACGGTCGCCGAGATGGTCGAAGCCACCGGGTGGCTGGCACATACGGTCAGGGGCAGCATCTCTGGCGCTCTGAAGAAGAAGCTGGGTCTGCCAATCGCAGCAGACAAGGTCGAGGGCAGGGGGATGGTGTACCGGCTCCCTGAAGGTAGCTGATCGATCAGCAGTAGTCGTCCATGCAGTCGTCGTAGCTGTCGCCGGTCAGTTCACAGAAAGTCTTGAGGGCCCCCTGCAGGGTAAAATACTGGTGTTCGCTGCGGTGGTAGAAGAATTCGCCGCGGACACCGACATGCGCGACCGCCCAGTCCTTGATCGCATTGTCGCTAGGATCGTGAGTAAGAACCACGAGGCTGTCCTCGGTCATGCCATGTTGCACGACCAAACTCTGGTAGAGATGGTTTCGTGCGAAAACACGGCCAAACTTCAGGTTTTCCGCGTAGCGTTCGAGCGCGTCCTCGGTCACTGCCTCCGGACAAAGTGGGAATTCTGTCGGCACCTTCCATTTGACCTGCACGACAGACGGTGTCAGCGACTCATATTCTTCCGGCGGTGGTTCATAGCTTGCCCGCTCTCGTGTCCCATAAAGCCACTCGGCCAGCGCGCCACCGCTTGGGACAGAGCCGCTCTTTGCCCATTCCTGCAAACGCGCTTTTGCGGCTGCCGCCTCGTCCTTCGTCAAGGTGCGCATCCAGGATATGTCGGGAAACACCTTATCGGTCTGGACCCGGGTGGGATCAGCGAAGAAGGCTTCAATCGAACCGTAGACCAGTTCGATGCGCCGAGCAGAGATTTCGTTTAGCAGCACGTTTTCCAGCCGCGTGACCCACCGCAGGTTTTCCGGTCGATTGTTTGCCCTGTTCGTGTCGATGTGATCAACGACATGGCGGTCGGTGGGCGGCTCGCCATGAAAAGCCCAGCAGATGATCCGATGAACGGGCACGCCGCTCAGATACATGTAGCCAGTCGACAACCCCTGCCGCCCAAAGGTCCATTGGTCATCAAGCGGTCTGGTCTTCTGCCGTTTCTGGGGCAGACGATGCGCGGAACCATTGTCGCGAACCCGATACCGCTCGCCCCGGTATTCGACCTCCATCTCGCGTTCAAAGATATCGATGAGTTGGTCGGCTTTGCCGGGGGACGAAAGGGAAGGGCTACGCATCAACTGCTCCGGCGAAATTCGACCATTCAAGTACCGAAGGCGGTAGGCCGATTTCCCATTCTCCTTCTGGGCGAACATTCGCAAGTTCGGGCCAACTGGTCAATCGCGGCTGGCCTTCCTCCCCGTCGCCAACTCCCACCGCCGCACCGCCACGTCGCAATAGACCGGGTCCAGTTCCACCGCGCAGCAGCGCCGCCCGGTGCGTTCCGCGACGATCAGCTGGGTGCCAGAGCCGCAGAAGGGTTCGAACACCAGGTCGCCGGGATCCGTGAAGGCTTCCAGAACCGCCTCGACCAGCGCCACGGGGAACACGGCCGGGTGCGATCCGGCCGCGCCCAGCCCGCCCTTGTGGCGCATGATCCGGAATACGCTGTCGGGGATCCGGTGGCTCTGGATGGCGTTGCCGTAGCCGGTCTTGCGGTGGACCGTGCCGTCGGCCGCGCGCAGGCCGCCCCCGCCGAGGGTTTCGCCCGCGTGCTTGCTCTCCACCGTTTTGTTCGGCTTCCGCGGCTGGCGGTTGAAGTGGAAGATGAACTCGTGCGAGGGCGCCAGCCGCCCGTTCCAGTCGCCGGGAAGGCCCGGCCCCTGGTCCCAGACATACCAGCCGAAGCGCCGCCAGCCCTGCGCGCGCATCCAGTCGAGCCAGGCTTCCCAATACGGGATCCACTCGCCGTCGCGGTGGACGAGGCCGAGGTTGACCAGCAGCTGGGCATCGGCGGTGACAGGCGCCGCGCCAAAGACCCCTTGCATCAGCGCATCCCAATCGCCGACCTTTTCCTTCGCCGCGCCATAGTCGCGCTGCTGGGCATAGGGCGGGGATGTGAACATCAGCGACGCCTGCGCCCCGTCCATCAGCCGGGCCACCACGGCAGAATCGGTAGCATCGCCGCAGATCAGCCGGTGGTCGCCCAGCGCCCAGACATCGCTGGGGCGAGTGATCGGGTCAGCCGGAGCGTCAGGGATGGTGTCGGCGGTGTGATCGTCGATGGGCGCGCGGTCATCGGCATCGTTCAGCAGCGCGTCCAGTTCATCCTCGGGGATCCCGATCAGCCCTAGGTCGAAGTCCTCGGCCATCAGCCCGCGCAGTTCCTCGAGCAGCAGCGCCTCGTCCCACCCGCCCAGTTCGGTCAGCTTGTTGTCGGCGATGCGGTAGGCGCGTCGCTGTGCCTCTGTAAGATGGCCCAGCACGATGACCGGCGCCTCGGTCAGCCCGAGCTGGGCCGCGGCCAGAACGCGGCCATGGCCTGCGATCAACTCGCCTTCCGCGGCGACGAGGCAGGGGACGGTCCAGCCGAACTCGGCCATGCTGGCGGCGATCTTCGCGACCTGATCGGCGTCGTGGGTCTTGGCATTCCGGGCATAGGGCCGGAGACGGGCGAGGGGCCAATGCTCGATCCGTCCGGGCAGGAGGGGCGCGTTCATGCCGCAAGCCGCTTTGCCTGGAGGGCGGCGAAGGTCTCGCCGGTTTCTGCGAGCAGCGCCTCCTGACCGGTGAAGGATTGCCAGCGCTCGACGGCCACATCGACATAGGCCGGGTTCAACTCGACCCCGAAGCAGACCCGGCCGGTGGACTCGGCCGCGATCAGCGTGGTGCCGGAGCCCATGAAGGGCTCGTAGACTGCCTGGCCGGGGCTGGAATTGTTCAGGATCGGGCGGCGCATGCACTCGACCGGCTTCTGGGTGCCGTGCACGGTGTCGGCGTCCTGATCCCGGTTGGCGATCTGCCACAGCGTCGTCTGCTTGCGGTCCCCGGCCCAGTGACCCTTTCCCTTGGCGCGCACCGCATACCAGCAGGGTTCATGCTGCCAGTGGTAATCGCCGCGGCTGAGGACCAGCCGGTCCTTCGCCCAGATGATTTGCGACCGGATCGCGAAACCAGCAGCGGTCAGGCTGTCCGCCACGGTCGCGGCATGCAGCGCGCCGTGCCAGACATAGGCGACGTCGCCGGGGAACAGCGCCCATGCCTCGCGCCAGTCGGCCCGGTCGTCGTTCAGCACCTTGCCGGTGCGTTTGGTCTTGGCCGCGCCCGCCTGGTTGCGCCAGGAGGGATCGTACTCCACGCCATAGGGCGGGTCGGTGACCATCAGCAGGGGGCGCACATCGCCCAGCAGCCGCCCGACCACTTCCGCCGCGGTGCTGTCGCCACAGATCAGCCGGTGCGCGCCCAGCTGCCAGACGTCGCCCGGCACCGACACCGGAGTGACCGGCAATTCCGGAACGTCGTCCTCGCCCTCGACCGGACCTTCCCCGCCCAGCGCCTCAGGATCCCGCAACAGTGCGTCAAGCTCATCATCGTTGATGCCGAGCAGGGTCAGGTCGAAATCCTCAGCCAGCAGCCCCGCGATCTCGTCGCGCAGCAGCGCCTCGTCCCATTCGCCCAGTTCGGTCAGCTTGTTGTCGGCGATCCGGTAGGCGCGGCGTTCCGCCTCGTCGAGGTGGCTCAGCCGGATCACCGGCACTTCGGTCAGGCCAAGCATCGTCGCGGCCAGCACCCGGCCATGGCCCGCGATCAGTTCGCCGTCGTCGGCCACCATGCAGGGCACGGTCCAGCCGAACTTGGCCATGCTGGCGGCGATCTTCGCCACCTGGTCGTCGCCATGCGTCTTGGCATTGCGGGCATAGGGGCGCAGCCGGGCAATCGGCCAGGACTCTACCTGGCTCGGCGCGAATACGAGGTCCATGGGATGGGGCTCGGGATGTGGGGGAGGAAAATGAAAAGCGCCCGCGAGGGGGTTCCTCCGGGCGCAATTCTTCGATGATCAAGGGGTAGGTCAATGGGGGCAGGTCTGTCAACCCGAAAAGTAAAGCGGATTCAACGGCTTCTAACGAATTGGCTTTCTGGGGTGGCTTCCGGCCAAATGGCTTCCCCGAAGGTGGCTTCCCTGGCTTCCCGCTGGGAATCCACCCCGGCCAGATCGTGATTCCGCAAGTCGCTGATCTGACTAAAGATTTTCGGCTCCGGGTCGCAAGGTGGCTTCCGCCTGGCTTCCCCGGTGAAAATGCCTCACGCTAGCGAACCGCCGCGCTGCGCCCCCCCGCATACATTCGGGGCCGGGGAGGAACCAGAGGAAGGGGGCAAGAGGAATACGTTGCGGGCGTGCCATGCAGGATGGCACCCTATGGTCTACGACAGGCGTTTGGCAGCGTAGGCGTCATGTATGAAGCCGATTGTTCTAAGTAAGCGGCGATAGAATTCATCAAGGATTTTTGGCAAGTCATAATTTATCTTGAGATCTCGGCCATAGAAATTTGTACGATTCTTGAACGTGTCAAATCGACCATCAGTCATGTCTGGAATCAGAACAAACCTTTCAACCAATCGCGCTCTTTTGAAGTTCTCGTAAACGCGGGCGCTAATGTCCAAATGGCCGTCATGAACAATTCGATCTCTGATTGAGGATATCATCCAAATCAGTTCATCCTTCACAAACAAGGTGCCTTCTTTTTCGTTAATCCGAAGTTCCTTCTTGTCGATGTATTGCTTTGATGCGCCGCGCAATTTTACAATCTTTGAAAAATCCGCACCGGTGCATTCAGCTTCTAGCGCTAGTTTTACGGCATAATCGAGCATGCTTCTAAGGCGAACAAAGGTCGTTTCAAGATGTGCATGCAAGAGGGCAGTGGCTGCAGAAACTGAAGAGCGAAATCCAACTCTCTCATTCGGAGAATAGATATAGAAAACGCTGTCATTGAGAATTCCATAAAATTCTCCAACCACCTGACTTATTTGCGCGCTTGTTCTTTGCAGATTAGTGAGCAGGCCCTGTACATCTTGCAAGTACAGGAACTTATGAAGCACGGCATCTGGTTGGGATCTGGCCAGAAGCTGTTCGAATCTCTGCTTCGTGACGCGGCTTTCTGGTTCAATACCAGCCATATGAACCCAGTCGGGGATCCGATCATGGTAGATCATGAACTCGACATCAGATACAATTGATCGTCGTATGTGCCCATGCGTTGCAACGCAGAGCTCATCGAAATCAACGTCGACACTCGTATCTGTTCGACGCCAGTATCCTTGAATGTCTTTGAAAAAGGCGGAAGTAAACTCGGGCTGGATAGCTCGGGACGGACGTCCATTGAGATTTTTGATTGGCTTGTCGTCTTCGAGTGAGACTGGCCATCCAGAAATTTTTTTTGGGCTTGTAGCCATTTGAATGGAGATCTTCGAATAGCCTCGCCGTAGATCTGACTTTCTTGGCATTACAAATGGGGATCACTTTGGTTTTGTTTCTGGTTATGCCATCCTCGCCCAAGATCGGCAGGCCCGTGGTGGCTGATGATGAGCGCGGCACTTTTCGTTTTTGGGTGAGTATCAGTGTATCCTTGTGTGGGCATGATTTCTCCGCCCTACACCGAATTGGTCATCAGTACCTTTTCGATACTCTGACTCCACGCGGTCTTGAACGCAGGATCTGAGGCGAAGAGCCTGTAAAGCTCCAGTTCTTCCTTTCTACGCTTCAGCATTACTTCCTGCAGCATTTTTTCAAGGGCCAGGCCGCGGTTATATGGGTCACTATTCGCTTCGTACTTTTCAGTGTAGTCGGGGTGCGACCGTATACTGTTCACGACGTTGATAAACTTGACCCGTTGTTCCTCCGGTGTGGCGCTCCACCCCTGAAACCATCGCTCGTTGAATGACCGGATGATCTCGTCGAGCGGGTCTTTCTCGGGTTCACCATCCCGATAGCCCCGTGGATTGGGGTTCTGAGGTTCGAGTTCGGTTGGGGATGCGTCGAGACCGATCGTGTGGTTCAGTTTGGTCCGCTCCAAGCCGTAAGAGGATAGATCGACGGCCTCCAGCAACTCGTCCAGCATATCCTGGTCCGGATCATTGATCTTCAGCTTTGGTACCAGGAACTTCAGGAACCAGAAGAGCTTCTCCCATTCCAGAACCTCGAACGGCATGATCGACGCCATCTGGCCATAGATTTTGACGAACTGTCGCGCCTTGATCTTGAAGTCGATCTTGTCCTTCTCGGCCAGTTCCAGTTGATGGTTGAACCGATCCGCCGCCACATCGATCAACGGGCTGAGTGCCTGCGCGTCCTCGCCAGCGAAATAGCGCGTGACGAACTCTTCGACCTCCTGCCATTCGTAGACGCCGACCTGGTCAAGCGATCCCTTCAGCTCGTGAAGGACGTTCACATCCGTTGCAGATGAAAGGGTGGTGACAGTGTAGAAGGGGTCGAAGGCCGCCTTGATGTCCGTCACGTCGTTGAAGAAGTCCAGGATGAACAGGTCCTCGGTCCGTTTGCCGAGTTTCGGGGCCGAACGGTTCAGCCGTGACAGCGCCTGCACGGCGAGGACGTACTGCAGCTTCTTGTCCACATACATCGTGGTCAGTTTCGGCTGGTCGAAACCGGTCAGATACTTGTTGGCCACCACCAACAGCCGGTAGTCGTCCTCGTCGAACCGGTCCCGCGTGTCGGCTTCGGGAAACCCGTTCATCTCGGCCTCGGTGTGGGTCACCCCGTCCACGACCTTCTCGCCAGAGAACGCGATCAGCACCTTGAACGGGCTGCCCCGGTCCGCCAGCAGCTTGGTCACCGCCTTGTAGTAGCGGATGGCCGCCTCGATGTTCTGGGTGACGATCATCCCCTTGGCCTTGCCGCGCAGCTTTTTCGGCGTCACCACGTGCTCGATGAAATGGTCGAGCATGATCTCGGCCTTGGTGTTGATCGTCTGCTGGCTGCGCTCGACATAGGCCCGCAGCTTCTTCTGGGCCTTTTTCGTGTCGAACAGGGGGTTGTCGGCAATCGACTTCTGGATCTCGTAATAGCTCTTGTAGGTCGTGTAGTTCGCCAACACGTTGAGGATGAAACCTTCCTCGATGGCCTGCTTCATGCTGTAGAGGTGGAAGGGCTTGAAGCTGCCATCCGCCTGGCGCTCGCCGAACTTTTCCAGCGTCGTGTTCTTGGGCGTGGCCGTGAAGGCGAAATACGATGCGTTGCCACGCATCTTGCGCGACTGCATCGCCGCGAGGATCCGGTCCTGCGGGTCATCCTCGTCCGGGTCCTGATCGCCCGCACCCATCGCGCGGTTCATGTTGTCATGCGCGCTACCGCTCTGGCCGCTGTGGGCCTCGTCGATAATCACCGCGAACCGCTTGTCGCTCAGGTCGGCGATCCCCTCGATGATGAAAGGGAACTTCTGGATCGTCGTGATGATGATCTTCTTGCCGCTCTCCAGCGCCAATTTCAGATCGGCCGAGCGCAGCGCCGGGGCGACGATGTTCTTGACCTCCGAGAAATCCTTGATGTTCTCGCGCAGCTGCTTGTCCAGAAGCCGCCGGTCGGTCACCACGATCACGCTGTCGAACAGCGGCTGGTCCAGCCCCTTGGCGCCCGGAATGCCCACCTTGGCCGGATAGGTCTCGATCAGCTGATAGGCCGTCCAGGTGATCGAGTTCGACTTGCCTGAACCCGCCGAGTGCTGGATCAGATAGCTGTGCCCGACGCCGGTCGTCGCCGCATGGGCCAGCAATCGGCGCACCACCTCCAATTGGTGATAGCGCGGGAAGATCATCGACTTCTTGGCCAGCGGGTCGGTCGCCTTGCCCTCCAGCAGCACGAAATGCTGGATGATGCCCGCAAGGCTTTCCTTGGTGAAAACCTCTTCCCACAAATAGGCGGTCTTGTGGCCGTTCGGGTTGGGCGGGTTGCCTTCGCCCTGTTCATGGCCCTTGTTGAAGGGCAGGAAGAAGGTCGCGGGCCCCGCCAGCTTCGTGGTCATGAACACCTCGTCGGTGTCCACCGCCATATGCACCAGCGCGCGGCCGAACTGCAGCAGGGGCTGGGTGGCGTCGCGGCCGTCGCGATACTGCTTCTGCCCGTGATAACGGGCGGTCTGGGCGGTCCAGGCATTCTTCAGCTCGATGGTGATCAGCGGCAACCCGTTGAGGAAGAGGACCATGTCGATCTCTTCGCCGGGGTTGGTCTGCGAATAGCGCACCTGCCGGGTCACGCTGAAGATGTTGGCGGCGAAGTTTTCGTGCACCTTGGCGGCGGAACTGGCCAGCGGCGCGGGGTACATCAGCGCAAAGAAGGCATCGTCGACGGCGAGGCCTTTCTTCAGCAGATGCAGCACGCCGTTCTTCTTGATCAGCCGGTCGAAGCGTTCAAGGATCTTGCGCTGCCAGTCGCCTGGATTGCGTGCCTTCAGCTTGGCCAGCTCTTTGCCTTGGGTGGTTTCCAGAAACTCCCAGAACAGCCGGGTGTCGAGTGCGTATTCAGCGTCGAAATCGGCAGGCAGGCCGAGGCGAAAGGGGCCATGGCCATCCGGCGCGGGCTGGCCAGCCAGTTCCTCACTCGTCAGGCCCGTCAGGTGCCGCTGGATCGCCTGTTCTAACGCCACTTCCTTGGTGTTGCTGACCATGATCCCCCCTTACGCCACCTTGATCTTGCCCGTGACCGCCGCGTTGATCAGGCTGGTCTTGTATTCCTTGAGTGCCGCGATCTGGTCTTCCTTGATCGAGTAAGCATTTTCAAATTTTTCGCTGACCTCAGAAATTTTCCTAGAAATTAGGATTTGCTCTTCCATGGGTGGCAAAGGAAACTCGATGGCCGCCATCTCTTCGTTCATGATTTTTGCACCATTGGTGTCTGGGCGCTTGTAGAATAAGGCAGCATGTCCCACGGCATGAACGCAGAAATCCAAATCCGTATCGTTAGTTTTTGGCGACAATGTTCCACACACATTTGTGCAATTGTGCTTTCCCCGCCGACGGAAGACTGTTCCAGCGTTTGCGCCGTCTGTTGTCCAAGTGAGCTGATCTTGGTCAAAGTCGTAGCTATTCAGGTAACCAAAAATGCCATCGTTCTTCGTTTGCGACGAATAGACAGGATAAAGGCCGTTTTCCACTAACTCGTCTTTTGGAATCACTCGGCCTCTCCCGATAGAAAAAAGATGGCGAACCTTTCGCCGCTCCCAATGCGCGGGGATTTGGCCGATCCAGTCGATGCCGCTGTCCTTCATCGGGGCGGCGGGGTTCAGGCCGCGGGTGACGGCCTGCTGGATCAGGATCTGCCGCCGCTCGCGCAACAGCGCGATCTGCTCTTCCTTGATCCGCACCGCCTCATCCACCTTGGCGCATTTCTCATCCAGAAACGCCGCGATGGCACGTTGTTCGGGGAGGGGAGGAAGCAGAACCGGAATTTCCCGCATCCGTGTTTTGGACAAGTCCCACTGTCCAATCCGCACGCCATCCGAAGCGGCGGCGAAATATGAGACATACAGCTTGCTGCGAAGCGCGCGGTTGAAGAACGCCGGATCAACCTCTCGCGTGATGTCGAAAACAAAGTATGCGGGGCTTACGATGCCAGTATGGTTGGAAATCCCGTAGGACCCCTGCCACGCCTTCATTTTGTTCATGCCAAACTGACCTGCCCGCAAGACTTTGTAATTGCTCAGGTCCTCTGGGATGAAGTTGTGGTTGCTTTCTTGATCGTCCACGTCGCGTTCGATCACCCCCTCTTCACGGGTAATCGAGAGCAACGGAAGGTCAGGCCGCCCTTTTCGGGATACCGAGGTCAGGCAAGTGCCCAGTTTCTCGACTGCCCAGTGCGCGGGCACATCGCCGACCCAATCATAGCCGGAAGCCTTGTATTCGGAATGGGCGGGGAACGCGGCAAGCGTCATCACACCGCCTCCGACAGATCGGCGGGCTTCACCCCCAGAATATCGGCGATCAGGCCATCGGCCTTTTGCTCCAGCGCCAGAATGTCCCGCGTCACGTCATCGAGGCTGCGCAGCGGCTTGTGGCGGTAGAAATACTTGTTGAAGCTGATCTCGTAGCCGATCTTGACCGTGTCGAGGTTGATCCAGGCCTCGGGCACGTGCGGCTTTACCTCGGCCTTGAAATAGCGGTGGATGCTGTCCTTCAGGGCCACCGCCTCGCTGTCGCGCAGGTCGGTGCTGGGGGCGTAGGTCAGGTAACTGCCATCCGGCTGGGCATAAAGGCCGAAGTCGCCAAGTTCATCAACGCCACAGCCAAGCCGCTCTGCCACCGCCTCCAGCTCTGCCTTGGAATAGCGCTGGATGCTGTCGATCACCTTTTCCGCGTCATCGGCATACCAGCTGACCGCGTTCAGGATCGCGTTCTTCTCGGTCGCGGTCAGCTTGATCTTGCGGGCCTTCAGCACCTTGCCCACATGATCGCGGAAGGCGTTGAAATCCGCCGTTTCCTCGGTGCCGACGGCCTGCATCAGCTGATGGCCGACCCCGATCAGATCGCGGTTTCTCTGCCAGAGCAAGGTATCAACCAGTTTGCCGCGCTGCTTGGCGTTCAGCGCGATCTCCTGCTCCTCGCACCAGGCCTGAATGGCCTTGGCCTGACCCTTCAGGAAGCCCGGCTCATAGACCTTGTCGCCATGTTCGACCCACAGATGCTCCATCGGTTCGCGCAGGGATTTGTCAAAGCGCAGGGGTTCCAGCCGTTCCGCGTTGAACTGCGCGCGGCGGCGGTCGGGGCGTTCGATGGTGACCTTGTGATAGCCGAAATCGGTGTTGTCGAAGATCTGCACCGCGATGCCGGTGGGATCGCCGTTGGCGTCAAGCTGCCGTTCGACCGGCTGGAAGGCCATGTAGGCGGCGATGATGTCGTCGATATGGTCCGGGGCGAATTCGCAGTTCTTGTCGCCAAGGTTTTTGCGCAGCTTGCGGAACATCAGGTTGGCGTCGATCAACTGCACACGGCCGCGCCGCCCCTCGGGCTTGGCGTTGGTCAAAAGCCAGATGTAGGTGGAGATGCCGGTGTTGTAGAACAGGTTGTTCGGCAGCTGGATGATGGTGTCCAGCATGTCGTTTTCGATGATGAAGCGGCGGATGTTGGATTCGCCGCTGCCCGCGTCGCCGGTGAACAGGCTGGAGCCGTTGTGGACGGAGGCGATGCGTGAGCCGATGGCGCTGTTGGCGATGGGCTTCATCTTGCCCACCATTTCCATCAGAAACAGGAGTTGCCCGTCGCTGGAGCGTGGCGTGGCATCGACGGCTTCCGTCTTGCCCCAATAATCGGTCAGTTCCACCTGAAAGCGCGGATCGATGACGTCGTTGCCGTCCTTGATGTGCTTGAGATCGCTCTTCCAGCTTTTGCCGTAAGGCGGGTTCGACAGCATGAAGTCGAAGCGATGGCCGGAGAATTCGTCGGTGGCCAGCGTCGAGCCGACCTTGATGTTCTCGGGGTTGTTGCCCTTGATCATCATGTCGGATTTGCAGATGGCATAAGTCTCGTCGTTGATTTCCTTGCCATAAAGGTAGACGTCGCCCTTGGCCGCGATGGGGCCTTCGGGTTCCTTGATGTAGTTCTGGGCCTCGGTCAGCATCCCGCCGCTGCCGCAGGCCGGGTCGTAGATCGTCATCACCGGTGGCAGTTGGCCGCTGATCGGGTCGAAGATGAGGTGGGTCATCAGATGGATGACCTCACGCGGGGTGAAGTGCTCCCCGGCTTCCTCGTTGTTTTCTTCGTTGAACTTGCGGATCAGTTCTTCGAAGACATAGCCCATGCCGAGGTTCGACAGGCCGGGCATCATGTTGCCGTCCGGGTCTTCGGCGTCTTGGGGCGTCAGGTTGATGTACGGCGAAATGAACTTTTCCAGCACGTCGAGCAGGACCTGCTTGTTCGCCATGTGACGCATCTGCTCGAGCAGCTTGAAGCGGGCGATGATCTCTTTGACGTTGTCGCTGAAGCCGCCGAGATATTCCTCGACGTTGGCCAGCAGGATCTGCTGGTTGTTCGTGGCCGTGGCGTGAAGCTGCTTCAGCGTCCACTTGCTGGTGTTGTAGAACACGTATCCCGAGGCAGCGGTCAGCGGGGCATCATCGAGCTCTGTCGCCTTCATCTCTTCGCGCTGGAAGCGGACTTCCTCGAGGACGGCCGCCTTGGTGGGTTCTAGCAGCGTGTCGAGGCGGCGCAGGACGACCATCGGCAGGATAACGTCACGGTACTTGCCGCGCACATAGACGTCGCGCAGGCAGTCGTCAGCAATGGACCAGATGAAGGAGATGAGCTTGTTGTGGGCGGCCTGGTTCATGGTTCTACACTGCTGTCCTTACTTTGGCGCCAGAACGGTCAGTGTCGGAAATATCTTCAGAAAACCGAGCCCTTGCAGCGCATAGCTATGTGGCACCCTAGTTCGCATCTGGTGGCCCCGCAACGTCCTACGGTGTTCGGGCTGAAGCAAATCTGCCATCGGTTGAAACTTCGCCGCACGAGATGACAGATCATTTACAGGAAATCCAAGGCCGCGCCTTCGGCATCGCTGCCGTCACCTCAACCTCCCGCAGCATCCCGCCCGCGATCAGCCCGTCCCGCACCCAGCCCAGCGCCTGCCACCAGTCGTCGTAGCCACGCCGGGCGGCCTCGATCTGATGGGGATGGGGCGTGAAAGTGACCGGGCAGGCCAGGATGTCGATGGTTTTCCATGTGGCACGCGCGCCCGGGCCACGGACGCGGATTCGTTCGGTACCGACGACGATGGCGCCCGCATGCGTGCCATGCTGGTTCTGTTTCACGATGGTCGGCACGCATCGCGGGACGGCGCCCGGCATCCAGTCCGGGGTCAGCCCGGCGCGGGCCAGTTCGGCGACGCGGATCGCCATGCGCTTGCCGCCGAGGTTCTCGGGGATCCCGGCGACGGTCGCGGCGATCACCTCGGCGTCCTCATGGGTGTAGCCGCCGATCTTGTGCTGGCCGCCGTCGATCTTGCAGCCCAGCACGGCCCGTTGCAGCAGGACGTATTCCAGGCCGAAGCCGAAGCCTTCCTCAGTCACGTCTGGGGGCAGGGGCAATTCCAGCTGCGCCTGTTCGATCCGGAACGCCCATTCAAGTGCGGCCTGCACGCCCAGCGCGCGCTTGATCCTGGTGCCGCTGACCCGGCTGTGGAAACTCATGGCTGCAATCCTTCAAGGAAATCCATTTGTGCCGGGCGCTGGGCCTGGTCCGTCGGCCGCCAGATCCACGGGCCCGAGGCCATGGGCAGCTGCGAGAGAGCGCCACGCATGTGCTGCTGCCAGTGGGTGAACTCCGTTGCCGAGCAGGCGCAGAGCGCGTGCCCGATGGGCCAGCCCATCAGCCATCCGACGAAGAGCGGGTTCAGCCGCCGCCGCGCCCGGCCCTTCAGGATCCGCCGCGAGACGACGCGCCCATGCGAGGCAATCATCGAAGCCCAGAGCGGGCGCGAGATCGGGGCGTGCGGCGAGGACCGCGGCCCATCCGGCCAGATCAACGGGGCCGGGCGGGTGAAGCCCTGCTCCGCCCGGTAGTGCAGCAGGTCCATCCGGGACTTGCCATCGGTGCGGGTGATGCTTGCCTGGCTCGACCCCTTCCAGTTCTGCGCGGCCGGTGTCGGCCAGTGGTTCGGCAGAGCATTCGCGATGCCCAGCGCCAATGCCTCTGCCTTGTGGGTGAAGTCGCTGTTTCCGGCCGGGTTGTAGCTGCCAGTGCCGGGATGCAGACTCATCGGTGTGGGCCAGGATGAAGATGCGCAGCCGCTCGTGCGGCGCGCCGACCTCAGCCGCCGAGAACAGGCCCGCCGCAGGCGTGTAGCCCAATCCCCAAAGCTCTCGCAGGACGGTCTCAAGCCCGAGGGTGACGTGCCCTGCGACGTTCTCAAGGAAGACCCATTCCGGGCGGCATTCGCCGATAACGCGGGTGACGTCGGGCCAGAGGTGGCGAGGATCGTCGGCCCCGGCTCGCTTGCCGGCCGCACTGAAGGGCTGGCAGGGATAGCCTGCGAGGACGGCGTCGAACGCTCCGCGGAAGGGCCGGGCATCGAAGCTGCGCAGGTCGCTCCAGATCGGGGCCGGGGCAAAGTATCCTGCGCGCTGGGCCGCGATGAGGACGGCGCGAGGCCAGTTCTCCCATTCGACGAAGGCGCGGGTGTGATAGCCGGGCTCGGCGAGCATGAGGCCCAGATCAAGGCCTCCACCGCCTGCGCAGAGGGACAATCCGTGCCGGGGACGAAGCACCATGCCATTCACCGCACTCCGCGCTCGCGCAGGCGTTCGGGTGTCACGAGCCCCCGGGCCAGCATGGCATCGCGCATCGTGTTGCTGATCGCGCTGACCGGCAGGTAGCGGTCGGAGTTGACCAGATCGGCGTAGAAGGCTGGCAAGTCGGTGATCGGCTTGGCGGCCGGGGCAGGGGCCACTTTCGGCTTCCGCCGCTTCCGCCCGGCATCCTCGACCTTGCGCTGGGCGGCGCGTTGCATGGCGCGGTCCAGCGCCTTCGGCCCGTCTGGCGGTTCGGGATGCTCTTCACGGGAGGCCTCGGCGGCGGCGATGATCTCCGCCTCGGTCAGCCCCAGTTCGTCGCGCCAGCGCTGGACATGCAGCCGGGGCGGCCAGCCTTGCCACCAGCCGGGCAGAACGGCGGGGTCGAGGCCCAGCGCGGCGAGCAGGTCCCCGAACACCTCATCGGATACGCACTCGCGCGCTTGCGCGCCCTCCTCCTCCTTTACTGGTTTACTTAGAGGTTCCCTTACAGGGTTAGTGTCCGGATTTCGGACACGGCTTTCGGCATTTTCCGGACACGGCTCGGTCGGAAAATCGGACACGGCTCCCGCGTCGATCCCGTGTCCGAAATCCGGACACGGCAAGGTATCGGCCATGCCTCCGACGTCGCAAACATCGGCACCGTCGAGGCTTTCCTCAGCCTCATCCTCCCCGTGTCCGATTTCCGGACACGGCACCACAGCCACAGGTGTGAAGCCCGGCTCGAACCCCAGGATGTAGCGGGTGGGCAGCTGTCGCTTGGTCACGGGATCGAGCCGCGGCACCCGCCGCAGCAGTCCCACGGCCTCGAGCTGGCCAAGGTGATCGTTCAGCGTGGACCGGCTGATTTCACAGTCATGCGCGAGCCGACCTTGGGAGGGGAAGCAGCCGTAGTCCGGGTTGAACCGGTCGCAGAGGTGCCAGAGCACGATCTTGGTCGTGGGCTTCAACCCGCGTTGCTTGATGGCCCAGTTGGTGGCCTCGTGGCTCATGGCGTGGGCCTCCGCGGGGCAGAGGCGATGCGCGTGGTGAACCCGTGATCGGCCAGCGCGCCAAGCGCGTCGTCGAGACTTCGCACCAGCGCCCAGCCGAACCCCTGCGCCAGAACGGCATCGCGGAACGCTTCCTGCTCCGGCCGCAGCCGCCCCTTCGGCGCCTTCAACTCGAGGAACAGGACGCGGCCTTCGCACAGGACCATCAGATCGGCGAACCCCGCATGGACACCCATGCCGACAAGGATCGCCTGGCGCTTGGCCCCGCGGGGCCCGGACTCGGTCACCTCGTTGGCGCAGTGATGGATGATCGCGCTGCGGGGCAGGGCGATGCGCAGCGCCTGCACCACGGCACGCTGCAGATCGGCCTCGGGGGTGCCACGGCGCATCATCGCGCAGCCCTCCCCTGATCCTCGCGCTGGGCGCGCCGCACCGGCCGCCGCGCATCAACCACCACCAGAAGGCGCTGGGCATCAGCACGTTCGTCCGGGGTCTCGCCATGTTGGGCAAGCACGTTGCAGGCGAGCCGAATCAGGAGATCGCTGTGATGTGCGACATCGGCGAGGACGGCGCGGGCGTCGGCCACGCGGTCGGCGGGCCAGGCGGAACTGCGGGGGTGGATCGTCATGACCGCCCCCGCGTCTTGCGCACCGGGTGGGCCTGTTCCTGCGCCCTGATCCACTCCTGGATGGCGGCGCGGCGATAGAAGGTCTTACGACCTATGCGTGTGCAGGGCGGACCCTGACGGCGGGCCTCCCACCGCGACAAAGTGTCTGTGGTCAAATCCAGTGCGCGGGCCAGCTGCTCGCGGCTGATCCAGTCGGCCAGGAGGTCAGGGACCTCCTCCACCGGGTCGTTTTGCATGTCCTTCATGGGCTGCTCCGTTCGCCTCGCGCCCCTCTGCCGGGGGCGGTTTCAGCGAAGCAGAGCGCGAGGACCGGAAGACAGGCGGAAGGTGGAACTGGCCGCTACCTCCCAATTCCACCCCTTGTTTTATTGGACTTTCAGCGGATAGCGCGCGACGCGACAGGCGTTGCCGCAGCCCTCGCAGCGCATCCCAAGCGCCGGTTCTTGGCGACAATCTGCACTTCGTCGCCATCGCTTCGTCAGCTTGGGGCTGATTGGGCGGCGCTGAGGCGGTTTCGCCGGTTTCGCAGCGACCGGAATTGCCGGAATGGACCGTTCCGGTCGGGTTCCGGGGGTTCTGGACGATATCCGCAAGTTCTTTTTTTGTTCCGTTGCGCCAGCGTAGGATTCTGGTTGATCGCTCGCCTTCCGGATGCGTAGATTCGTGGTTGAGCAGAACATAAGAATCGACAAGGCAACCGAAGCCAGGTCCCGCCCCTCTTGGGGTGGAGTGCCCAATTACAGGCAGTTTTCCTCGCCGACGTGGGCTGCAGCCAGTCCACCCGCGTGCTTCGCACGGCGGGTTTTTGTAACCCGCAGTCCGACAGCCCTGGCTGAAGGACGTCGTATGTCTGAGAGGAGTTCGTTCATGCCTTTGCCGCCCGTCGCCTTCTATTCTATCTACGAAATTGCTGTGCGCTGGGGCTGTCCCCCGGCCGATGTCGCGGGCTGGGCGGCAGAGGGCCAGCTGAAGGTTGTCGCAGGCATTCCGCCCGTCAGATGTGGGGATGAAGTCGTGGGGGGCTTGGTCGAGGTGCCCATCGCCGAATTGATGTGCATGTTCAGGCGGTTCGGGCCGAGCGACGATATCGGCCGATTGAGGCGCGTTCTCAAACCCGGCAGCGCGACCTGGGCACACGTGACCGAACCATCGGATGGGCTGCCGATTCGCTCGTCAGACCTTCTGGTGGCATCGGGGTCGTTGCTGCAATTCGAGGAAGAACGCGACCTATTGCGCCGCCCGGCCTCCACCATCGGCGCCAGTCCGCGGTACGATTGGGATTCCATGTACGCGTGGCTGACCCTTTTCCTGTTCGAAAAGGGGGTGCCCGACACCCAGACCGCGCTGGTTGCGCTGGTGCAGGACTGGTTCGTCCAGAATTCGAAGTCGGGGGAAGTGCCGGATGAAAGCACCATCCGCAAGCGGCTGAACTCCCTCTGGCGCAAGCTGCGTGGCGAGGAAACGGTGTGAAGGTCAGGCCGATTTCGGCAAGTCGGTTCCGTCCTGCGCTGCGTCATGCACAAGGCGGGGCCGCGGGCGCAGGAGACTGGCCACCGTATCGACGCCTGCGCGCAAGGGGGAATCCATCAGGTGCGCATAACGCTGGGTGGTCTGCATCTGGCTGTGGCCCAAGAGCTTGCCGATCATTTCCAGCGATGCGCCGCCGCTGACAAGCAGGGAGGCGAAGGTGTGGCGCAGGTCGTGGATGCGGACGTCGGCCAGCCCGGCGTCCTTCTGTGCCTTGGCCCAGAAACGGCGGATTTCACGCACCGGCTGGCCAACCGTGTCGCCGGGGAAGAGCCACGGATTGCCGCTCGGCACCGCCCGCAGACGCAGGCGCACGATGGCTGCGACGTCCTGCGAAATCGGCACACGGTGGATCTTGCGCTGCTTGGTGGTCGAGGCGGGTTTCGACCAGATGGCATAGTCGAGGTTGAACTGTTCGAACCGCGCGGTCCTGACCTCGCCCACCCGAGCGCCGGTGAGCATGCACATGCGGATGATCGCCGCGGCGCGCTGATCCTCGGCGGCATCCAGCACGGATGCCAGCCGGGTCAGTTCTTCGGGCGACAGGAACCGCTCGCGGGCATGTTCGAGCCTCCGATGGAACCCCTGCGCCGGATTGTCCGCCCGCCATTCCCATTCCATCGCCAGCGTGAACATCTTGCGCAGCACCTCGCCCATGCGGTTGGCGCGGATCGGGGTAGGCTTGTGACCCTGCAGCTTGCGGGCCCGGTTGTTGGGCTTTGGCTTGCAGGGGCGGGGGCGGCCCTCGGCCACGAAATCGAGAAACTTCGCGACGTCGGACTTGGTGATTTCCGTCACCAGCCGGGTGCCCCAGGCCGGTTCCACCATCTTCTTCAGCATCGAGACCTGGTCGCCCGCATTGGTCTTGGCAAGTTTTGGCAGGTGCTCGGCGATGTAGCGGTCGATCAAGTCCGTGACGCGCGGGGCCCCGCGCCACTCGTCGCGCGCCGCCAGAGGATCCTGCCCTTCGTCGATGGCGCGGCGCAGTTCCTTGGCGCGTTCGCGCGCGGCCGTGACACTCCATTCCGGCCAGCGCCCGATGGTCATCCGCCGCTGCCGACCGGCGTGCCGGTAGTCGATGGTGAACGTGCGCGCGCCCGATGCCTGCACACGGGCGGCGAAGCCGATCACCTCCGTGTCGAAGATCTGATAGCTAACGCCGGGCTTAGATTCTGCCTCGCGCAGAGTTTTCTCATTCAGTTTCAGTCGTTTGACCATCCATCCCGCCTCCTTGCCCGACGACACAGGCGTAGACCCGCGCCACGATCAAGTCGGACCACGGGGCAGGGACCGGAATATAGGCGGAAGGTGGAATTGAAGGCCGGGTGACAATTCCTAAAAAGAAAAACAAGGTGTTAGGTGACTTTGCCCTGCGCACGGGGTGGGGAACAGACGGACGCCCGCCCCCTTCTGCGCCGATGGTTTGATCGGAGGCCGCGCAAGAGGTAATCCTGTCGGCACACCCCAAACACGAAACTTCCATGCCCAGCGCCAAGCCACCAAGAAACCTGACGCCCGTGCTGCGCCGGCGCCTGCAAGCTGAAATGCTGAAGGCCTGCGAAGCCGTCGCCGCTCGTCATGGCCTAGTGGTCGAGCCGCGCGACATCACCGGCGCCGACCTGCGCTGGGGGTTCGATGCCACCTTCCGCGTCTCGATCCCCCTGCCGGATGGCAGCGCTCTCGATCCCGAGCGGCTTCGGTTCGAGGCGCTGTCCGAGGCCTTTGGGCTTTCCCCCGCCGATTACGGCCGCCAGTTCAGCACCGGGCGCGAGCAGTTCCGCATCACCGGCATCGACCCCCGCCGCCCGAAATACCCGGTGTCAGCCGAGCGGATCCCAGATGGCCAGGAGTTCAAGTTCACCGCAGAATAG